TATAAAAATTATGTCACCGCCATATACTGACACTTCAAAAAGCATCGGTTGACCTGTAGCGTCTGTCACTACTCTAATATCATATTTGTTTGCGATTACTTCATTTGTAATAATGAATTTTGAATTGTCTATTATCATTTTTTTTTATTTTTTATTTATTAATTAATTATTTTTTAATATCCAAAATCGTTGCAATCGTTACATTCCCCACGTCTTCTATTCCTATTTCTGCTTAAATTGAAACTTGAATTTGTTTGTAAGCCACTAAAGTAAGGTGTATCTCTGTCGGGAGTAATACCATCTAAAAAATCCGCACTATTATAAGATGGATAATCTGTTAAGTTATTTCTTAAAAATACCGTCATCATTTTAGTGTAATTTTCTGCAACGCTACGAACCTCATTTTGTAAAAACTTCAACGCTTCTAAATCAATCGATTGACCACTTTCGCTATCATTGTTCATGATTGATTTATTAAACAATTTGTACTTTAAGAAAGGTAAAGCATGGTAAAGGGCATAGTTACACAACATGGCACCAATGAAATCATCTAGTACTTTTTTATTCGGTATCGTTAACGTATTGTTTGTTATTTGAGTTTGTAACTCTTGATAAAACGTGGCACCTAAGTAATTCTGTAAATATATATCTTGAGCCTGTAAAATAAACGGTTGTAAATCGTCAGGGCTTACCGATTGATGTATCGATGTGTATGATTTTAGTTTTGTTTCAGAAACAAAAAGTACGTTAGTTATTGCCATTATTCAACAGTTATTTTAGGTTCTATAATTGTAGTCGGAGTGATAAGTAATTCTGTTTCATAACCTCTATTTATTAGCAAATTATTAAAAACTCTCAACATACTTTTTTGAATTGGTTTAATGCACGTTCCGATAAAATGATTGTAAGCAACCGCCAATTCATCAGCGTTCGAACTAAAGCCTGCGCCACCGTTGTACAATCCCAAAAGTAATGGACTTGTAATTCTGTGTCCTGTTAAAATTCGTGTAGTTATTCGAGTTTCTAAAGTAGTGTAATAACTATCGTTAGTGCTTGAAATCGGAGTTACTTCGGGCGCATGCTCTTTATCTTGACTGAATGCAACGAATGCTTTTCCAGCGTTCTCTGTGCCACGATAAGCCATTGTTAATTCATCGTATATTTCCTTACGTTCTTCAGGTGCAGGTATGCCATTATTTAACGAAATAAACAAAGAAGGATTTAACGAGTTTGCTAAATTTGAGATATGAAATTTCGATACTTCAATATCAATTTGAATATCATTAATCGAACCAGCATAAGTAGGTAAAGGATAATAAATATTACCAGGCTCGTAATCAAAAGCGTAAAGAATTTGCGAAGGACATTCTAATGACAAAGTAGGATTGTAAGTTGCGTATTGTGTAGGCTTATATTTGTTTGAGTTTTCCCAATTTGTAGAATAGAAATATTCCATCGGCGCATCGTCTCCCGCTTCAATTTTACCACTTCTTACCTTCGTAAAATCTAAGTGATAAATTTCACTAATATTGTTACCGTCATTGCTCCAAATTACATTCAAAGCATATCCACCAAATGTAATATAATCTTGAGCGCATTTTTCAAAAACATCGTTCCAACTATCAATCGGATTGGCACGCACTAAAACGTAATTTAAAGCCTCATCTTTCGTCTTTAATCCATTACCGATAGTAGCATCTATCTTTGATTGAATAGCGGTTCTATTAATCGCTGAACGCAAAAATAAACCAGCTATAAATTGTGGGTATAAATTATCTTCACCGAATGAAATCCATTTTTTAGAATTACGCTCCGAAAATACGGGTAAATTTATTTGTATTTGTGAAAGTGAATTAAATGCAAACTTGTTCATATATATTAAATATCTTTTTTAGCGTTTTTTCGCAATGAAATAATTTCGTAAATATACTTAACCGAAACCAATATTGAAGCTATAATCGAAACAATGTAAAAAACTGATTTTAAATCTTCGGGTAATGTTGTTAAACTAACTCCAAAAGTTGTGGCATTTAGGATATTAACTGGCTCTTTTAATGTGTCTATTATTGTTCTCATTAACTTACATAAATTATGCTTTCGCTTGTTTCATTATCGGATATATATTCTATTTTTTGTACTTCAGTATCGCCCGCTAAAAATGCTTGACCTCGTGTGTAAATTAAATCTTCAACTTGCAACGTATAATCATAATTACCAAAAGGTAAATCGTTCAAATGAAAATCGCCAATTATTCCATCGTTTACATAAAAACTAAATTCTGTAAATCGTTCAATGTTGTTGTTATAAATCAATTTACATTCATGATCCAATTTATCAAATCCATTAAATAAATGTATTCTTAAACTTTGAACTGTTAATGCAAAATCTCCGTAAATTATAAACGTATTTAATCCTGTTACTAAATTTATCATCATAATAAAAATAAAAAAAGCGGTGCGATTAACCGCACCGCTCGTATTTTTTAAAGGTTAAGATTAGGTAGTTGCGTTTTCGAAAGTAAATCCACCAACTGCTGCACTAGCACCCGGTGCAATTGCATTAATAGCTGTAGCACTTGTTGAGCTTAATGCTGGCATTGGATCCGCTTCCATTGATTGAAATGTGAATGTATATCCGTTCATGTCTCCGATTGCTTGACCGCCTTCACCAACCATAGTTGATAAGTTAGCACCTCTAGTGTTACCTAACAACCAATATTGTCCCATGTTGTCTAAAGCAATAACACGAATCTCACGATTCTTTGCTAACAATAAAAATTCGTTTCTTTTTGTAACGTCTCTTTTTGAGATATTAACGCTTAATTCAGTTGTATAAAATACAGTTCCATTTGCGCCCGAAATAGTCGCTGTTTCTGTTAATTTTGCTGTATCTTTTCCAAATTTATATTGAAAAAAATCTCCAGTACCACCAGCCAAAGTAACTTCACCAGCTGTTACTGTTTGGATTTCAAAATTGTTTTTAGCAAAAACGTAGATAGTATTCACACCACCTAAGGCACTCATACAATCTAATGGAATTGCGGCTAAAATATTACATGCCATAATTTAATTATTTTTAAGTTGAAAAATAAGGGGCTTTTTACACCCCTTTTTTATTTATAAATTTGATACTACTTGTGAAACATAAACCGCTGTTCCTAATCTGAATTTCGCATTGAAATTCATGATGTCGTCTGCTTGATTGTAGTAGAATTTGAATGTATCCATTTCGTCAAGTAAACCAGTTCCAAAGAAAATGTATTTTTTAGGAGCTAAAATTACACGAGCCGCATCATTGATACCAGGTGCTGCAAACACTGTGATGTTTGTACCAGGGAAAACAAATGAGCTAGGAGCGTTCACACCCGCTGCATTGCTAACTTGAGCAAATTGTCCGATTACACTTGCACCTGTATTGATTAAGGCTGCAACTAATGCTTGGTAGTTAGCATAGCTAGTATACATTACTAAGTCATCTTCTGTTTGTAAAGATGAAGTCAAAGAACCAACGTTCAACCAAAATTCAGAGATTGCAGTTGATGTAGTCCATTGTGTGTAAGCACCCGCTGAATTGATTGAACCATTAGCGTTAGTTGTTTGTGCTAATAAACCAGTCAATGTAGCTCCGTCTCCTTGCCAAATTGTGTTCTCTACATATTTAGCAATGTTTGCTATCTTGTTGTTTGCGATTAATTCTGCAAAAGGTACTGTCTCTTGATTTGCACCCGCACCCAATTGAGATGAAGTCCATTTACTTCTCAAATCTTCTGGACATAATTGCTCTTTAAGCATTTTAGATCCTACTACTAAAGGAATTTGAGAAAATACTGTTGCGTTTGAACCTACTTGACCCGCTGCAAATCCACATGTCGCATCTAAGATGTCAACTGTTGAATTCATAACGTTAATTGCAGAAGTTCCTGCTGTTTTCCCTGCTTCGATTGTAACAAAGTCGGTTGTAAAAGACTTCAATAATGCCGCACTTATTAGGTCGGTTGATAATTGGTCTGTATATGCTGGTAAAGATCCTAAGTTAAATGACATAATTTATTTTTTTAATTGGTTTTTAATGAATTTTAATTTATCTAATTTCGACATTAAAGTAATCTCTTCAACATCTGTTTTTTTAATTGGTGTTGTTGCTGGTGCTTTTGAAAACATACCAACTTTCTCTCTAAGTTTTGCAACTTCATTGCTTAACTCCATGATAGTTTCGTAAACTAATACCATTGGGTCAACTGCAACCTCTTCTACTGAAGCTTCAACTGTTACTTCAACTGGTGCTTCAGTTTCTTCAACTTCAGCAAAAACGATTTCGGTAATTATACCCATTTCGTCAGTCTTAAACATTGTGCCATCAGCCATTGTGTGTTCGCCTTCTCCAACGGAGTTATTTTCAGCATCAAAAACGGGATAACCTACTTCTATTTTTTCAGTTGTCAATTCCGTTCCATCAACTAAAACAATTTTTTCGAGAGACACTTCTACGCCTAAAAGTTCTCTAACTTGGTTTAATTTTAATTTGTACATATTAGTAAATATTTGTTTTAAAGTTTTTAACAAAAATGTGAATA